ACTTATCCCTGCCTATTCGGATATCGAATCTCGTCAAGATATTGACCTCACCACGAAACTTACTACTAATTATAGTATTAGGGTTCCGTTTGTCGCATCTCCAATGGATACCGTCTGTGATAGTGAGATGGCAATCGCAATGGCAGAACTTGGTGGAATCGGATGTATTCATCGGTTTATGACGATTGAGCAACAAGCAGAGCAAGTTCTAACGGTGAGCACAACAGTAAAGAATCGTGATTGGTGGACGCCTCACGTTATGGCCGCAATCGGAGCCAATGGTGATTATCTAGAACGTGCACAAGAATTGGTCAACAACGGTGTAAACATTATTTTAATTGACGTTGCACACGGATATCATAAGTTTGTTTGTGATGCAATTCGTAGTTTAAAGAAATCCTTACCATCAAAAGTAGATATAATAGCAGGAAACATTGCTACAGGTAAGGCAGCAGAAGCTTTACAAGGGTGGGGGGCAAATGGACTTCGGGTTGGAATCGGTGGCGGTTCTCTCTGCACCACTCGTATCAAGACAGGATTTGGTGTTCCAAATGTAACTTCACTGGCAGATGTAGCGCAGGTTGCAAAAGTTCCTGTAATTGCATGTGGTGGTATCAGAAATAGTGGTGACATTGCGAAGGCTTTGGCAGTTGGTGCGAATTCCGTTATCCTTGGGTCACTTATCGCTGGAACGAAAGAAGCGCCGGGTGCAATTATCGAAAAAGGAAACGGATTGTATAAGCGCTATCGTGGCGCTGCGTCCTTGGAAACGAAGAGTATCCACGGGCAAGCAACTCGTAATGTGGAGGGAGAATCAACTATCGTACCTTTCAAGGGTAAGGTAAAGTTTGTCATAGATGGTTTAGTGGATGGTTTACGGTCAGCACTGTCATATGCGGGCGCAAGCAACTTAACAGAATATTTTCCTGAGTCTGTTATTGTTACCAACGCAGGAGTTCGTGAGGCGCAACCGCATTTACTCTAATCGGAGGAAACCATGCGACAAATAATTGGATTAATTATCGTCGTTATGTTATTTGTAGTATCGAAAGGTAAAAATGATGTATTTGTACCGAAGAAAATTGTCTTGTCCAACCCAACAGCAGTTGAACAATTTATGGATAAGATTGCAGAGATAGAAACTCCAGGCGGTGGTTATCAAACCGTTAATAAGTATGGAATGATGGGTCGTTACCAATTCAGTCCAAGCACCGTCAAAGTATTAGGATTCAATGTAAGTCGGTCTGAGTTTCTGCGAAATAAAGAAATACAAGATAGCGTGATGGTCGCGTATATGCGTGCCAACGAACAAACACTTAGTTCCGTTATTAGAAAGTACGAAGGAAAAATAATTAAGGGTATTAAGATTACCCGCGCTTCTATTTTGGCTGGCGCACATTTTGCGGGGTCAAATGGAGTAATTGCATTTTTTAACAATAATAGTCACACCGGTACCGTTGATGGGTTCGGCACCTCGTTGAGAACGTATATGTCACGTTTCAGCAACTTTCATTTACCCCCATTAAGAGGATAAAATGTTAATCATTTTAGTAGTAACATTGTCACTCGTTGTGTCCGTTTTATCATATTCGTGTTGGAATCTTCTCAAAAAGAACGAAGAACTGGAAGATGCCATCAATATGTTTTATGCCCGTACTAATGCTACGGTCAAGTATATGCGATTTATGGACGAACGCCAGATGTTCGAAAGTGACGATGAAGTAGGAGAAGTATTCAAATTATTAGTTGGGTCTGTAGAAAATCTCTACGGATTCGTTACGGAGATTCGAGATGGTAACACAACCACAGAAAAAGAGGCAGACCAATAAGGTTTACTTTACTCAGGAAACTGAAGAAGCAATTATCAAATATAACAAGTCAACCGACTTAGAAGAACGAGAACAAATATTTAGAGAAAAAATATATGGACCGCTTGATAAACTAGCAGAGAATGTTATCAATCGGTTCAAATTTCCATATATGGAGGGTACCTTCGACGAAATTAAGGCGCAGGTAGTCTCTTTTCTCGTTATCAATCTTCATAAATTCACAGAAGATAAGGGAAAAGCGTTTTCCTACTTCAGTGTAATTGCAAAGAATTACTTGATTTTACACAATAATAACTCGTATAAGGAAGAAAAGCGGGTACTGTACTTCTCAGACCAGACCGAAGATTCATTTACTTTGGAAGAAATGTTGGTCGTGGAACCAGAAACTAGAGATGGTACCGTAGATATGAAAGAATTTATGAAATTATTGGTACAGTATTGGGAATTTAATTTAGACCGGTTTTTTAAAAAAAAGAGAGACAAGGAAATTGGTGCTGCAATCGTAAAATTGTTAGAACGTATTGATAATATTGATAATTTCAACAAAAAAGCCCTATATCTTATGGTACGAGAAATGACAAATTATAAGACCGCCCATATTACTAAGGTCATAAACAAGATGCGACCCCAAATTATCAAGATGTTGAACGAATTCCGCCGTTACGGACATCTTTCGGACCCCACGACATATTTCCAGTATAAAAAATAAATCCTATCTATTTATAGTATAGGATTTTAGGGGGGTTTCTATGGATATTAATTCCGAACTGTATGATGGGAAAAGTCTAGCTGATATTTTCTCAGAAATACACAAAAATACAGACAGTAAGCGGGCACAAATCAACTCGTTTATTATGAAAATGGTCCAACTCATTCGCACACCAGAAGATGCTGCGGTGATTGGACCTATTGTGCAGGGATTCATTGAAGTCAACGTTAAAAATGACGAACATTTGGTCCGTGTAGCACAAATTGCACAACGAATTGTGTCTGTTGGCGTCAAATCTAATGCTTCACTTGAAGGATTATTGTCAGAATCAGAAAAAGAAGCCTTGTTAGGTGATATTAAGGTAGAAATCCAAGAACTTCAAGAAGATGTGAAGGACTTGGATGACGTTTTTGCGGAAAATTAAATGTCATCATTTGGACCTACAGCATATAACATAGATATTAACCAACTGGGAGCGTCACAGTTCCCAAGATTTGCTGTTACGCAACCAACTCCATACCAAGATGGATTGGTAGAGGATATTATCTTAAATGAATCACACCCTTTATATGCGCCGGATGGTAATAATGTAGGTATGGTTCAAGTGCGGTTTATACCCGGCGACCGCGGGGTTCCAAAAGAAGAATTAAACTGGGTAGCCCCGATAGATTCCAGTATACGAGAATATCCATTAAAAAATGAACTCGTACTTGTATTTTATTCGTTAGGTCGATTGTTTTATACACGTAGAATTAACACGACCAACAAGACCACAGAAAGTTCTTGGCCTGGATTGAGTCAACGGTTTTCACCCCAAGTAAACCCACAAAACAAAGGTGATGCAGCTCAGTTGGCTGCGCAAGGCGGCACTCCATACAGACCGTGGGGGATGAAACAACAGTTTACTTTGGGTGATGAGTTCAGTGAAAACCCAAATGTTCGTATGGTTCGTCCAAATGAGGGCGATTTAATCATCAATGGACGATTTGGAAACACTGTTCGGTTTGGTTCTAGTTTATTTAGTAATCCAACCACCTCTGCACCACAACCAAATTTATTGTTAAGTGTCGGGCAAAGTCCAAATAAAGTTACATCTATCGACCTTAATAATGATGGAACGCAGGAACAAGTTGCAAGTGGTCCGTATGGATTAACTTACGAAGATATTAATAAGGACAAGAGTAGTATTTGGATGGTTGTAGATGAAGAAATCGTATTAAATCCTGCTACAAAAGGATATGATGCACATTTACGAGGAGCAGAAACATCAGATTCTACGAAGTATACTGGGGCACAAATATTTGTAAACTCTGATAGAGTAATTTTAAATAGTAAAGTTAATGAACTATCTTTATTTTCTAAAAAAGAGATTAATTTAAGTGCAGTAGAATCTGTTACCGTATCGTCTGCAAAATCTGTATTAATTTCTGCAGACAGTGATATAAAATTAACTACACCAAGAGATATAATATTTAATGGTCGGTCACTTTCATTAAATATTGGACGAGATATTTCGTTAACATCGTCTGGAAACTACGTAATATCGGGTCAAAAGATATTTATAGGTGCGTCACCAAACGATACAACACAACCGATGGTTTTGGGTGGCGAGTTGGCAAAATGGTTAGACGATTTAATGAAACTGTTATCGGATGATTTAATAACGTCTATAACTACATTAAATCCTACCCCGTTATTAAGAAAGTTGATTGAACTAAGGTTAAAATTAGGTGTTCCGGGCATTCCACAATCAGCTATATTCAATAGTACTACTAATTTCACCTCTAAAGATAACAAATAATTATGTCAATACCTAGTAATTTGTTACCGATAAATAATCCACTTAGAGAAGAAATAGAAGAAGTACCAACAACAATAGATTTACCTAATGTTGTGGGAGGAGTACCGAATAATTTACTACCAGTAAACGCTAGTGATATATCGGCATCATTTCAATCGTTTACGGGTCAGATACCAACAGTAAATGCACCACAAATACCAGAATTTGCTATACTAAATACAGTTTTACCAGATAGATTGTTCACAACTGGAAGTTTAGACCAAGTTAGAGCAAGAACTAGTAACGCAGCAACAACATATTTGAACGGGTTGCCTGCTTTACCAACACTTCCGTCTACACCATCTACTATAATTCCTAGACCAAGAATACCTTCATATGGTCAAATTAAGAATTATATAGAAACGAAAATAGACAGAATAAAACAACAACGTCAAAAAGCATCAATGAAGGCGTTGGATGAAAAACTTAAAAAGCAAGAAAACCCATTCAAGTACAGACAATCGTTAAAAAATCAAGAAAATAAAGTTCTTGGAAGATTCAATAACCGATAGAGGGTAATATTATGGACAAAGCATTGTTTAGAGCTTATGTAAAAGAATTAGTCAAGGAGCAAATTGAAGAATCTGTAGAAAAAGCAGTAAAGAAGATTCTTCCAGAAATCCTCGGTGAAGCTGTTGCAGAAATCAAACAAACCCAATCAAATAAAGTTAACGAAGTAGCAACTGCTAAACCAAAGTTGTCTCGTAATCAACTTGCTCAAATGATGGGATTAGAACGTTTGGGTGACACCATTACGGCTACTTCAAAGAACGTTGGTCCAGTAATGCCAACGGTGCCAGAAGGAATTAGCCCAGATAATCCAGCACTTCAAGCAATTAATAAAGATTATTCGGCGTTGATGAAAGCAATGAAGTTGACCTAATCGGAGATTTAGATGGCTCAGAAGTTTATCGGCATCACATTACCAGTACGATTGGGACAAACGGGAATGTTCGACCAATCTACCACAGTAATCCAACAAGTTCGTTCTAACTTTAAGAATTTGATTCTTACAAAGAAAGGTGAACGTGTTGGGCAACCAGAACTTGGGTGCGATTTATGGAGAGTGCTATTTAATCCTTTAACAGACGATACTTTAGAAGAAGCTCGTCTGGCAGTAGCAGATGCGGTTGACCGTTGGTTACCTTTTATAGAATTAACGAATTTTGAAATTACACAAACTAACGAAGAAAATATCATCAACATTAAATGTACATATCGATTTAGAAATAACCAAAATGTTACTGACCAAATAAGTATATTAACAGATGCATTGGGCGCAGAAACGGTTTCATTTCCACAAGAACCAACAACATCTCAAGGTATAAGTGCTTACGCTGCAGAAGTTGCGGATGCTCGTCGTATTAGAAGAATTCAAATGCAAAATGGAGTAGCAAATGGCTAGTAATCAATCAGTAACTATACAACCTCGGCCAAATGTAAAGCAAATTAATTATGTCTCAAAGACGTTTACCGACTTTAGACAAAATTTAATAGAATTTGCTAAAGCATACTATCCAAACTCATACTCCGACTTTAATGAAACGTCTCCTGGTATGATGTTTATTGAAATGGCATCCTATATTGGGGATGTTCTTTCATTTTATATTGATAACTCTTTCAAAGAAAATTTACTTGCGTACGCAGAACAACAAGAAAATGTAATTTCTATCGCACAATTTTTAGGATATAAACCAAAATTAGTCTCCCCAGCTACAACAGTTGCAACATTATATCAATTAGCACCAGCTGTATTATCAGGAAGTGTATATATCCCAGACCCAAAATATTTAGTAAAAGTCGCAAAAGGCAGTACATTCGCATCTACTGGTCAAACGTCAATAACATTCAGACTAACCGAAGATGTTGATTTTTCTGATATTACTTCAGAAAATTATATAGTTAATACATTTTCTGGCGGAAACCCTGACACTTTTATTATTAATAAACCAGTACCACTGGTTGCGGCAGAAGAAAGAACCGCTACATTTACATTTGGTAGTCCACAACGATTTACATCGGTATTGATGCCAGAAGAAAATGTAATTGGAATTGAAAGTGTAGTAGATTCTAATGGTAACACCTGGTATGAAGTTGATTATTTGGCACAAGACGTTATTATGGATGATTTGGACGTTACTGCAAATGGAGAATCTGGGGTTCTACCCTCATCCAAATTACGACTACGTAAAGTTCCCCGTAGATTTGTCACACGACTAAATAGAAATTCTCGTATGGAATTAGTATTTGGTTCTGGTACAGATAACGAAGCAGAACTTAACACCACATTAGATTCTAGACAAGTTGCAAATTCTCAATATGGTAGTACGATTGAAAATGTATTGGGAAACGTAGCAATCAATAATGTAAATTTCCTAAACAGTAACGCATACGGCATCGCACCTGCTAACATTACATTAACTGTAACTTACTTGGTCGGCGGTGGGGTAACTACCAACACTCCATCAAACACGATTACCTCGGTATCACAACTAAACACGTTTAACGATACTACTGATTATACTGCCGGAGAATTAACAACATTTAATGCTTCCGTACAAAGTATGACCATTAATAATGATTTACCGGCTACTGGTGGCGGTGACGGTGAATCTATAGATGAAATTCGTGAAAATGCTCTCGCGTATTTTAACGCACAAAGTCGTGTAGTTACTGTAGAAGATTATGCAGTGCGGTCATACGCATTACCTGCTAAGTTTGGTCGTGTCGCAAAAACATTTGCGGTTCGAGATGAACAAATCAACAGAATATTAGCATCAGCTAACGAAAGAACTTACGTCGATAATCCGGTTCGTCCAAATGCTATTAATTTGTACACATTAGGATATGATACAAATGGTAATTTAACAACACTTAATACCGTGGTAAAAGAAAATTTAGGAAGATATCTTGAACAGTTTAGATTATTAACGGATGACGTAAATATTCTTGACGCTTTTATCATCAATATCGGGGTACAATTTGACATTTCGGTATTAAGAAATTATAATGTTAATGACGTTCTCGCAAGAAGTATCGGTGCAATACAAGATTTCTTTGATATCAACAAATGGAATATCAATCAACCGATTATCTTAGCAGATTTGATGTATAATATTGGTTTAGTAGAAGGCGTACAAACAGTAAAAAATGTTCGTATCTTCAACAAATACCAATATCAAGATGGTACTGGATACCAACCATATCGATATGATATTGATGAAGCAACAATTAATGGGGTTATCTATCCAAGTCTCGACCCAAGTATCTTTGAGTTGAAATATCCAACAACTGATATTATAGGAAATGCTACCCAATGAGAAATATATTAACCGCCAGTAAGGATACCACCCTTTATCAAGCGTATATAAACAATAACGCTGGATTGGATGAAGTAATTGAAGTTGGTAAAGTTATAAACTTATCGGAGCCAACCAGCTCTGCCGCATATGCAACGGGTTCGGCTCGTAGTTTACTATACTTTGAATTACCAACTACCGCAAGTGTTCCTGCGACTGCTAGTTATTTTTTAAATTTAAGATTAGCAAATGCGGATAATATAAAACGAAATCAAGAAATTTTAGTTTATCAAGTATCTCGTTCGTGGGATGAAGGAAGTGGATTCTTCTACCAAGAAACAGAAAATCCACAAGATGGTGCTTCTTGGGCAAGATGTAAATCCGCTGTATCTTGGAGTAACGCCGGTGGGGATTTCTTAACCGGTTCTACTAGCCAAAGTATCATATTATCTTCATATCCATTACAAGATATTCGTTTGGATGTAACAAATATTTTACGTCC